GTTCCTACTACCGAACTACAAATTCAACAGAAACAATCTGAATTAGATTTAATAAAGGCTCAAGCAAAATTATCCTGTAAATTTCTTAAAAAACATGGATTTAAAACTGTTTTATATACAACGCAAAATTTAAAAGATAAACTATTTATTGATTGCAATTATGATGAAATTTTATCATTTGCAGAAGATGAAGTTTATAAAATAAAACTTTATAGCGAATCGGATTTTTGGGCATCTCCAAAACTGTTTGCTTGTAAATCAATTAACGAACCATATGTGCATTTTGATATTGATTTATTTTTAATTGAACATATTTTAGTTAAATATTTAGATCTACCATTTTTTACATTTCATGAAGAAACGTTTATGAAACATATGTATGGAGGATTGAATAGAACCATTCTCGAAAAAAACTTTCAACTAAATATGTCTAATGATACAGTATATAATTGTGCTATATTTGGAGGAATGGATTTTAATAAAATAAATAATGAAATAATTCAAACATTAAATTTCATAGATCTGCAAAATCAATTGATAGATGAACTAATATCTGCTATAGAACAGCCAACCAAAAGAAATAAATGGAAAAAAACAGTATTTATAGAACAACTATTTCTAATTAAAAATATCAGGAAGAAAATAGGATTACCTAGAGTGCCTACAGTAGTAGAATCATCCAAGGCAAATAATCATGCAGATATCTTTAAAATCTTACGGAATAAAAATATTTTACATTTATGGATTCATAAAGGACTGATTCATGAGACAATAGGGTTGCATAGATTCTTATCAATGCTCGATAAATATTATTTTTAAAGCCATCGCTTGACAATGCCGATACTGTGTGATATACTACAAAGACACAAGGAGAAATTGGAATGACTCACGATTTTAATTATGTTTGGGATATGGTTCGTGATCTTAGGGCTACTAGCAGCACTATTGATAAGCAAGGGATTATTGAGGATTATTGTAATCATAATTCTGCTGCTGCTACTTTTACTAAACAAATTCTAAAGTATACTTATCATCCGTTGTGGCAGTATAATGTTACTAGTGATAATCTCAAGAAAAAGAATTCGCTTCGCGGAAAGTCTTATAAAAATTTCTTTGTATTGCTTGACGATCTAAAGAGTCGAAAGATTACTGGTCACGATGCTATTGGTTCTGTTAATTCTTTTGTTGACGATCATGCTGACTATGAAGAACTTATTCATTGTATCATCGACAAAGATTTGAAAACCCGTGCTGGTGACAAGATTATCAATAAGGCTATTCCTGACCATATTCCAGAGTTTAGTGTTGCTCTGGCAGATAAGTATGAGCCTAAACTGGTAGATTGGAAGGACGGTTGGTATGTTAGTCGCAAAATTGACGGGGCCAGATGTATTGCTATTGTTGATGAAAATGGTGATGCCTCTTTCTTTTCACGAACCGGAAAGACTTTTGATACCCTTGATATTGTTGCTGGTGGAATTAAAGCACTGGGAATTACTAATGTTGTATTTGATGGTGAACTTTGTCTTGTTGATGACGAAGGCAATGAGGATTTTCAGGGAATTATGAAGCAACTGAAAAAGAAGGATCATACTATTCCTAATCCGTCATACAAGATTTTTGATATGATTAGCCATGATGAATTTTATAGTAAGAAGGGCGAGAAAAATAAGCCATATTCTATTCGTTTGGCTAATCTAAATGAAGTTATGAAAAAGAATGAGTGTCCGTGCCTTACTGTTCTGTATCAAGAACTAATTGAGGATGACGAACATTTTGCTGAATGGTCTGTTACGGCAAAAAATGATGGATGGGAAGGTCTGATGCTTCGTGCCGATGAGCCATATAAAGGCAAGCGATCCAAAGACCTACTCAAATTTAAAAGTTTCTTTGATGATGAGTATGAAGTTGTTGATGTTGAAATGGGGCCGTTTCGTTATGTGTTGAATGGCAAAGAGCATGAGGAAACTATGCTTTCTTGCGTAATGATTAAGCACAAAGAACATATTGTTCGTGTTGGTAGTGGTTTCTCTATTGACCAGAGGCAGGAGTTCTATTGTAATCCTTGTAAAATTCTTGGAAAAATCGTAACAGTCCAATATTTTGAAGAAACTAAAAACCAAGATGGTGGCATCAGTTTACGATTTCCAACATTTAAGATTCTACATGGAGAACATAGAAGTATTTAAGCAATGTTTTTGTATAGAAAAACACTAACTATTCCATCAAAATTCGTTCTGTATGGAGAAAGACATTCTGGAACAAAGTTTTTTGAACAAGTAATTAGGTCTACATATGGCTTACCATTAAACAATAACTATGGACAAAAACACTTTTTTGGTTTTGCTAATCATAAAGAAATTTCAGTTGATGAAAAAACAATATTCTTTTGTATTATAAGAAATCCATACCATTGGATAGCAGCGATGAGTTCTATGCCTCATCATATACCTCATCATTTGCTACCTCTTTATGACCATTTATTTGATGAATGGTATAGCGTACCTCAATACTGGAAAATATGGGATCATAAGCCAGTTACGATTGTTAATAATGAAATTATGGAAGATAGACATTTATCTCTTAATAGGAGATATTCTAGTATTTTAGAATTAAGAAATGTAAAAAATCATTATTTACTTAATATTTTACCAATTTATGCTCATAATATAGTTATATTAACATATGAAGAATTAATGTTAAATTATAATGCTATACTAGATATGATAGGTAAATCTTTTTTATTGTCAGTAAATCATACTAATTCGATGAAAGTTGTTCCGTCTAATAATAGATTTTTATCACAAAATTTAATTGATCAAATAAATCCATATTTAGATTGGAAAACAGAAAATTTACTGGGATACGCAAAACTTTAAAGATTGCGTCCTTGACAAGACGATAAGCATAGTGTAGAATCGTAACATAACGCTTGTACACACTTTGGAGAAAACGATGATTGTTGAAAACACTGTTATTCCTGTTCAGAACAATATCATGGATAAGAGTAAGGCCGATATTTTCTTTGAAACTTTTCCGCGAGATAAGGTGGTTGCATATAAGGAATATTGGGAAAGTGTCCGTCCTCAGAATATTGAGGATATTTTTCGTCGTTATCTTTTTGCATATTGTAGCGTCCATACTACATGGAAGGGCAATTGTGCAGGATATAATGCTATCAAGAACTTTAATGGGTGGATTGATAATAAAGAAATTCTTTTGAGTAAACTTCACAAGAGTGGAGTCGGTCTGCATAATAATCGTACAAATTATATTTGGGATTTTAGTGAAAAATTTTGGGCCAATCCAAAAGATTTTTATTTTACTACTAAGAAGGGTCATGTTAAGAAACGTGATAGTATTCTAAATAAGATTAGTGGAATTGGTCTGGCTAAAATTAGTTTTGCTCTCGAAATGATTCATCCTAATGAGGCTAGAGTATTGTGTGGAGATATACATCAACTTCGCCTTTACGACATGGAACATTTGAAATATAATAAGAGTAAGAGTGGATCTAGTATGTATAAAAAGATGGAACGTCATTGGATGGTAAATTGTGGTAAACACAAAATTCCATCATATATTGCTCGTTCTATTTACTGGGACGCTCTACAGAATAAGGAAGATAGTAGATACTGGAGTTTTGTACTGGAGAACTAATATATGAAGAAATACAATGTTTTTATACAGCATACTTTAAATTGTACGATTGAATCAGATGACACCGATGATGTATTGAGGATACTTGCACAAAAAATACGTGATGGGCATATTGTATTTGATCCATTAAAGCCAAAGGATATTAGGATTGAACCAGATAATGAATGAAAATGGTAAAGGTTCAAAGAAAAGACCACGATCAGTTAGTCAAGAGACATGGGATAAGAATTATGAAAGAATATTTAGAAAAACCAAAAATTCTAAATATGGTAAAATTCGAAAAAAATAAAACCACTTTCATATTATGTGATTGTAAAAATGAAATTTTAGTTTTAGATTATGATAAAGAATATGATCTCATGGAACTGTCAATATATGAGAATCTATCATCATACAGTTATAAAATGTCATTTTGGCAGAAACTTCGATATATTTATCAGGTTCTAACTAAAAATAGACCATATTCTGATCAAATTATTCTTAATAGAGAACAATTAAAAGACTTATCATCATTTATTAATGGGTGTATATAAATTTATCTCTTAATTCTATTTAAGGAAATTGATTATGATAATGAAAAATATTGTCTCTTATGATTTGTCAGAAAAATTTTCAATAGCAAACAAAACAATAGAAGCAATAAATAATACTCTTACTGTTTTGGAGAAAGAGAATAAGAACCTAAAAGATATTTTTAATAGTCTAATATCTATAAATAGTCAAGACTATAATCTCGGCACTGGTGAACTAGGTGATACAAAATACGCACATTCGGCGTAAAAATACTTTTATCATAACATCAATTAATAGTTGTGAATATTTAATTGAGGGTAATTTTGATATTAAACTTGGTTGTGTAACAGACCCTATAATTGCGTATGCAAATATTATCAATGGGCCTTTTATACAACTTGGAAAAGATTTCCTTGGTAAAGGATTAGTTTCTAATATAGATATTATAGACAATACTAAAGACAATATTATTATCAAGGTTAAATTATATGAATAAACTTACAAAGAGTAGATCTGATAAGGTTTTATTTGGAGTATGTGGAGGATTAGCAAAATCATTTGGGATTGATTCTTCCATACTAAGATTAGGATTTATATTAGGTGCTATTTTTACTGGTAGTATTTTATTTTGGATTTATTTACTTTTGGGAATTATACTTCCAACACAGGACTAATGATACATTTTATTGCAGATACCCATTTTGGGCATAAGAGAATTGTGGGATATTGTCAAAGACCATTTCAAACTACTGAAGAAATGGATTCTACTATAATTGATAATATCAATGCTACTGTGAAACCTAAAGATACTCTGTATTTTTTGGGTGATTTTTGTCATAGAGGTGGTGATCCCAAGAAATATCGTAAAAAGATAAACTGTGAAGATATTCATATAATCCTTGGAAATCACGACAACGAGGAAAAATTCAGCAAAAAAGATTTTTCTTCTATAGGACTTATGAAAGAAATAATTCATTGCAATAAAAGAATAGTATTATTTCACTATCCTATGAGGGCATGGAACAAAAGTTATCGAAACAGTTGGATGCTGTATGGTCATGTTCATGGGAGACTACATACTGAGGATGATGCTCTAGGACGCTATACGCTTGATGTAGGAGTGGACAATAAAAGACAAGGGGCTGGATTCGGTACTCCGTTCAGTTTTAAAGAGATTCAGAAACTTTTTTCGGACAGGACGAAAAAATTCAAGACTGCCCCATTGACAAGCCGATAATGGATGTTAGAATGAAACTGTTGATGCGAGAGGTTCAGTCGCTTGACTGACTCGCTTCAACAAAGACTTGGAAATGATTTGGAGGTTGATTATGGCTGAAGTTACTACGATTGATAAGCAGACTCGCGTTCGTTGCAGCGACGAGCAGTTTCTTGAGGCAGTTTTTTCCAGCAAGACTTATGCTGAGATTGCTTCTAAGACAGGTCAGAAGGTTGCTAGTACAGCGGCGATAATGTCGAGGCTATGGCAGAGGTTGTTCGTCGCCTCAAGGCTCATGCCAACGGTTGATTAAAACCAAAAGGGTGATCGGCTACAACTCTTAAATGGTTGAGGCACAAAAAGATTCAACCTCAAATCATTACTTGTTGTAGTCGATTGCTTTATGGGAGTGTAGTCCAACGGCAGAGACAGTGGACTTAAAATCCATACAGTGTGGGTTCGACTCCCACCACTCCTACTATTTTCAAAGGATAAATAACTATGATAGTTACCTATGGACACTTATATGATTACATAGAGAAAGAATTATCGAAAAATAGTTCAGATCTTGAAGCGTTCATATTCACTAAATCTTTTTGTGAAGATTATCATGTAAATGCTACCAAGTTGATTTCAATATTAACAGGTTTTAATGCACATAACGATATTGAGGTATTAATTAATATACCAGAACGTATTAGTGCCGACACTCCAATAAATCAAGATATAGAAACTCCAGTAGAATTTGCTATAAGAAATAATTTATATTCTAGATTTCATGAAGGAATGTGGGTTAGATGTAAACAGAACGATAAAGGGGCTATACCAGATTTGAATACCGCATATACAAAAATGTTTAAAAGGAAATGAGGGTACTATGAGCAAAAATTCGCTAGAACTGTACAAAATTGGTAGCAAAGTTAAATTGACTGATGATGTTTATGGGACTATTGTTGGAATTCATATTACTGGTGATAATAATATAAGTTATGAATGTGGATGGTGGAATAGCCGTTCATATACCACAGAGCATTTTTCGTCAAATGATATTGAAGTTACAGTAGCAGAGAAAACTAAAATCGGATTTGCATGAATTATGGACAAAATTTCTAATCCACTAGATCATCTCATAGAGTGCTGTGAAAAAACAGTTGATACTGGATATTGTACTCTTACTAAGTTTAGTATCCTTAACGCTAAGGATGAACTTAAAAGATTGCGAAAACAAGTAGAAGATTTACAAATGCAAAATGTTGCTTGGGCCAGCATTAATAATCGTGGAGATTTTTACAATCTAACTTTGTATTATAATAGATTCTCTAATGAGGATGCTTTGATCCCGTTGTATTGCAACAAAAAGGAGTTTCAAGAAAAGTATGGTAAGTTATCCAAACAGACTCTTTAAGGGATGGTGTTCTAATGAAGGTAATCCACGATCTCATATTCTTCATTATAATAT